AACGCCTACTTCTTTAACTGATGTAATTGTATTAACACCTTATTATTCACCAGATGGCATAACTTTTTATCAATCCGATGTGACCTTCTCACCCCTTTCAATTGGTGTATCCGATTTTTGTTCATCTCAAATATGTGGGGCAGGATATGTACAATTAAAAATAACAGGTTTAACTGATACATGTTTAGTATCCGCATATTTAAATCATGTTTAAAATAAAAAAAATAAAAAATATAAAAGTCAAATTAATTATATATCTCATTTATATATAATGCTCGATCCCGTATCTTTAGCCGTGGCTATTGGTGGTATATTAATAGCTTTAATAACACATATAAAACATAGTTCATGTTATGGTTTTAAAATGAATACACGAACACCGCAAATAACACCGCCGCAAACACCGCAAACACCGATAAATAGTCATGAGACAACGGCATTATTAAAAAGTGAACCAATTAAAATAAACAATATACCCCAAAGGGGAACATTTGAAAAATTAAAATATTAGATTTTAATATATTTATTTATTGATTTTTTTTTTTTATAAAATATAAATGTTCCCCTTTGGGGTATATTATTTAATATATTGATTTAATAAATTTTGAATATCATCAATAATTTTATTATTAATTAAAACATCATTATTCATATTTAAAAAATGCGATTTATGTTTTTTAGTATTTTTATGAATAGACATTTGATAAGCTTTATATTTGCCCCCACATTCACAAATTACATTTTCTGAATTTTCAACATATTTTTTAGAATAATTTTTGAAATATTCTTTTTTTGTAATATCACCTATCATTTCGAGTTTTTCGGGTATATCAATATCAATAACATCAACTATATCATCAGCCACATTACCAACTAAATTATCACACATATATATATATAGTAATATATAATAATATTTTTTTTTTATACATTTCTATATTTTATTTTTTAAATATAATTTCATTTGAATATCAATATCTTCGCTTTTACAAATTTTTGGTTTTGAATGCATTTTTTTTAATACAAGAGTAAAAACAATAACACAAAGAACTAATTTTAAATTATTATTCATTATAATATATAATATATAATAATTTTTTTTTAAAATCTTATCAATATATATATATATATGTCAAATTATTTAGTAGAAAATGTTTATTATGACTGCCAAAATTATAATTCAACAGCGGGTCAGGTAAAATGTCAATCTTCCGATCAATTACTTTATCCATTATTAAAGAATTCAGATAATTATAATATAGCTCTTACAAAAGCAAAAATTCCAATCGATACAGTACCTTTGACAATGTCAAATATACCTTTAAAGACGTATCAAATAACAATAACTGACGGTCAATACACATCTTCAGCATATGTTCCTCAAATAAATTCAAATACAAATAATTATTTATATACGTCATCAAACATTCCAATTATTGAAAAATCACAATATACATCAACAGCAGTGATGCCTAATAGTTCACAAGATTTTACATCGGTTGTTCAAACTATATCCCAAATGTTAGTTGATGACTATGAAAATTATTATATTTCTGGTTCAAATAGTACGAATGGAGTTACAGATACATTATATATAATAGGACAAAATGGCGTACTAATAACAACATTAACATTTAATAATATTAAATCAATACATTTATCAGAAGGTTTAAATTTATATGTTGGCGATGATAATTCGAATGGAATAGGAACATCAACCGTTTCGATTTTTTCAAATATGGCATCTTTAAATTCTGTAAATCTAAATTTAATGACAACTCTTATTGTCGATTTTAATAATAATCCATTGACAAATATTTCATTTGTAGTTGGAGAATCAGATTATATAATTGTTGGTCATGACTTTGATATATTCACTTATTATAATTCAACAACATATGAACCTATTTCAAATCAAATTCAATCAACACCAAATATAATATCCGCGCAAATAAACCAAAATGCCGGTACATTTATAGTTTCAACATCGTCTTTATCATCCGATTCATTATTAGGAACATCATCAAATCAGATATCAGATGTCCAAACATCAACCGTAATATCTTCTGGCGCATCAATAGAATCAAAAATGACCGTTTTAAATAATGGAAATGGTTATGCAATCGGAACAGATGGAAATACATATCAAATTACATATCCATCTGTAACATATCCCCAAACATGGACACAAATTAATTCATCAATTACATCAAGGGGGATAACATCAGATGGATATTCAATATACACAATTGACGGGGGTGATACATTACAATGTTTAAATCAAGGTGGTTCAAATAATAATCAATATTATCAAATGGCTTCAAACGTATTTGTAGCGGGTAATCATATTGTTGATATGGATATAAATAGAAATAATAATATAATGTATGCCATTGGTTCAGATGCTAATTTATATAAATCTGACAATCAAATATTACCCCTAAATTTTGTATCTATTCAAAATGGACAAGCAAAAGTTTACGGAAATACAATGACCCCCGCAGTTAATGACCCAACACCCCCATTAATTACAACACATACAAATACACATAATGATATAATTGAAATGGTAAAAATTGGAGAATATTTTTACACAATTGAAGGAGCGCCAAATAATCAATCTGTAAATATTAGAAATTGTTCAGATTTTTCTCTTGTGACAACATTTTTTGTTGCAGGTACAGATAATAATTTAAATGGAATATCATATTCAGTGGTTACAAATTTTATTTTAGTATGTTCTGGTATCACGTGTTATGTGTTAGATTCGACAGGAGTACAACAATCAGTATTAACATCACCCAGTTCATTATCAATGACTTCAACATGTGATTTAAATTTTGGCGTATCGTGTATTTGTGATACCGAAAATATGTATATTTATGATGTAGGCGCATCAGCTACCCTATTAACATATGCAATTCCAAATGTTCAAACAGTTATACAAATAACAAGTGACACCGTAACAAGAATAAATGACACATCACAAATTTTCATATTATTTAAAAATTCAACAAATACATATGATGTAGTTAAAATATTATTTAATTTGTCATATGCTTCAGTTTTAAGTAATACATTAGTATACAATGATACTTTTATTTATAATATATCTTGTAATCCAGTTTGTGGATTATTGTATATGTTTTTTAGAGCGTCAACATCTATATTATTAGCATTAAATAATTATACATTAACAGGTGCCAAAGCGGTTAATTTTCAAGCAATGACCCTTGCATCAACATTTATTTCAGTATTTCCCGATCTAACGGGAACATTATCATTTACAAAATTAAATACAACTAATCCAACTTTTGCGATGAATTCTGTCGCATGTTCTATTACAGGACAAAATTTATTTGTAATTGGTTCATCAGATAATTTAATATATTCAGCCCCTCTGAGTTCGACTTTAGATTTTACAAGAGTAACACAATATATAAATGAATATGCTTATATTTCAGATTTTAAAAATGCATATACAAATGGAAATTCAACATTATATTTATATAATTTAAATAATCAAACACTTGTCACATCAGTCGTTTTAAATGGTGAAAAAGTTGAAGAAATAGCTCGCAATGTGATAAATAATGAGTATTTAGTACCTCTAACAAATGCTAATTTAATAACTTCATATAATCCGACGTCATTAGTTCAAAATTATCAATTAGCTTTAACAGACGTAAATTTGATATATGCCAAAAATGGTTCAGATATATCAGCCGGTGATTATTCAATTTATTTCATGAAACAATTAATTGATGCAATAAATGCGACTTTTGTATTAATTTACACAGAATTAAAATCACAAGGCGCATTATTACAAACAGCCCCAGTAATGACTTTAAATTATACAACAGGTCTATTAACTTTAACATACGACCCAGTTTTAGCAAATATAAATAATTCAATTGAATTTAATACGGCATTAATGACTATATGCGCTTTTTCAAATATAAGTAATGTTATAACACTTTCAGAAAGTGGTTCAATAACACAAAATCAAAAAACAATCTATAAATTTAACAGATTAGATAAATTGTTATTTGCGACAACAACTATATTTGTAAATGGAAATTATTATGGCCCCATATCATCTAATAGAGTAATTACTGATATAGATTGTCTAACTGATGAATGGATAGATAATATAGGTATAGTAATATATTTTCAACCGGCCCTATTAAGACCCTATACAATGTATTCAAATTTATCATTAGACAAGATAGATTTAAATATTTACTATAGTTACACAGATTTTACAAATTATCAATTATATTTAAATCCTCAACAAGCATTTAGCGCAAAACTAAATTTTATTAAAAAATATTAAATAAATAATTAAATAATTAAATAAATTAATACGTCTAATTTATTTTTAAATTAATATATAAATTTAAAAATAATATGTATCTAATGTATATAAGAAATGGAAACAGAAAAAGTTTTTGTTCAAGATTCGCGAATAAGTACCGGCGCCGAGGTTTTCAAAATTCCGATCAGTGGTCGTCAAATAATCTATCAACAGGTACCATTCGACACACAAACAACCTATGGCTCGACAATTCAAATAAATAATTTCCAAGTTCCCAATGCAGAAAATACATGTATGAGTAAAAAAGTAAATATAAACTATACTCTAACCGTAAAATGTACAACAGGTGTAGGGGTTGTTCTTCCCCAATTTAACAATGACGTCACAGTAAATACAATTCTTCGACAATTCCCCCTTATGAGTGTTACGGATGTCGCAAATCTTGGTTTAAACACATCAATTACATCATCTCAACCCCGTTTAATGCTTGGTGCCCTTGCTCGTACCATGAATTTACATTTAATTAAAAATCTTGGTTGTCCATCAATGCCAGATTATGGCCTTCTTGTTGACCAAACAAACACCGCCATTTTTGGTTCTCGAACAGTTGCCGGTCGTTCTCTTGTAAATCAACCTTATGCAAATTATCAACAGTGCATTGACGATTCAACCCCTTCACGGGCTTCGTTTTTATGTACAGGTGTTCAAGTAAATCAACCCGCGGGTTTTGATACATGGACCTTTACCGTTTCAGAACCGCTTTTAATTAGTCCTCTATGTATTAATGATAAAGAGGCATTTATGTATAACATAAATCAATTTTCACTTAATCTGAATATATCAAATTATAGTGATATGGTTGTGTCAACTCTAAACCCCGCCGTATTACTTTGCTCTGTTTCAAATGCAAATCTCGAAGTTGGATTTATAACAGTCGATACAAACGTCATTAAAATTCCAAAAGAGGTTGCGTTTGACTATTCGGTGTTTACTCCATTTCAACAACAAGTTGCTTCAACTTCTGTTATAGCTCTTGCGGGTTCAGATTTAAGTCTAACTTCTCAAACTATTCGACTTAATGCTCTTCCCGATCGAATTTATATTGGTGTTCGTCGAACTCTTACATCTCGAAATAATAATCTTCAAGGTGCAGGCGGAACTCGCCTTCTTAATGATGATGTTTGTTTATCATTTTTGGGTATTGATGGAAATATTCAAGAGCAAGGGCGCTTTTTAGTACAAATCGGAACAAAAGGTAGCGCATTTAACAATATGTCTGTCCAACAGCTTTGGGAAATGTCACACCGAAACGGAAATAATCAATCTTTCCATGATTGGGCTCTTGGAAGTGGTGGTTATATGTGTTTTTCCCCTACTGACGATATAGGCCTTGATTTACCATCAGACACAGTTGTTGGTGAACCCGCAAATATCAATTTCAGAGTTCAAGTCAAAGTTTCAATTGTAAATCTTTTGGCTAGTAATGTATTTGGTGGTGCGGGAACCGTTGCGGCAATGTTAGAAGATTTAGCAGCAAATCTTGAATTCATTATCTTGCCCCAGTACTCGGGCCAAGCGATTGTCCCCGCGCGTGGCGCATGTAATTATATGATTGGTTCAGTTACAGCGGAAGATGTAAGAAAAGCTTCAACAGTTCCAGCAATTCATGAGGAAGGTCTCGGACTTAATATGACCGGTAGCGGTCTATTTAGCGGTAAACATGCTAACCTCGTTAAAAAGGCAGTAAACAAAGGTGTTGAATTTTTAGGTTCTGATGCAGGTAAAAAGGTACTCGGACATCTTGCAAAATGGACATCTTAAATAAATAATTGAATAAATAAATTAAAAAATAAATATTAATATTTAAATTAAAATATTAATATAGTATATATATAATATGACAGCATTTTCTGAATACGTGAAACAAAATTATGAATCGGTAAAACATTTACCAGCAAAAGAAAGACTAGGTGCATTAGGACAAAAATATAGAAACACATCTGAAACAGTTTCTGTTAAACCAAAAGGTCGCCCTTCTAAAAAATCATTATCTGGTGGTCATGTTACAGGAGCAGGAGTTACAGGAGCGGGAATAACAGCGGGAAATATTACAGCGGGAAATATAGGTGTAACAGGTGGAAATGGAAAATATGCTTTGGATCTAGATGCTTTTGGGGGTATGTATTAAATTATTTTATTAATATAATAAATTTGTCATATTAATATATATATGCTTACTTTCAAAAAAGATAAAAATAAAATCGTGGCTAATGTTGTCGAAGGTAAAAAGACAACATCGATATACATTAAAGAAACTTTCGATAATAAAGAAAAACCGCAAATAGAAACATCTGATGAAAATAAAAAAGAAGTATTTCAAGATTATTTGTCAAATTTAAAACGTCCAATTTCAAAAAAAGAAAAAGATTTATTAATAATATGTTATGACGATAACACAGAAGCGGATAAATTAAATGGAAAATTATATAAAATATTTGAAGATGGTTTAGAATTTGTAAATAATTCTTTAAAAAAATATTTAAATTTTAAATCAAATATTGTTTATCCAAAAATAAATACAGATTATTTTTCGTGTTTTGTTTCTGGAATGAGTGGAAGCGGTAAATCTTATTATATATCTGAATTTATTTATAATAATCGTGATTTAATACCAAAAGGAGCGGGAATATTTTTAATAGGACCATGTGATAATGATGAATCATTTAAAAAGATTTTCAAAAATTTAATTTATATTGATATTCCAGCATATGAAAAAGAAAATAAAGAGGATTTTAATATTAAATCAATTCCCATAGGTTCTGTTATTATTTTCGATGATACCGAAGCTATGGCAAATAATAAATATGTCGAGTCAATAAGAGATAAAATGTTGGCAGATTATAGAAAACGCAAACTAAAAATATTAAGCGTGTCGCATGTGGCTTTAGATGCCAAAAAAACATCAAAAGTTATTCTCGAATCACAATATTTTATTGTATTTAAAAATAATTGGATGCATGCATCAAATCTATTATCTACATATGCCGGATTAAAGCAATCACAATTAGATTTATTATATTCACAAAATACAAGAGGTTATTTTATATGTAAAACATCGCCTATGTATTGTGTAACAGATTGTTCAATTTTATTACTAAATTAAAATTAATATATAATTATTAATTTAAATTCTTTGTATATTAATATATACAATGTCNCGATATTATCCAGTATCTACAAAATCTAAAGCGAAAAGCGCTAAAGAATTTAATGAAAAATTAAAAAAATTAGTGAAACCGAAATCATATTCTTTAAAAACACCAAAAGAAATTGAAGAACAAGGGTTATCTTTTTCTGAAGTTTTGGCGAAAAGAGAAGTTGAAAAAATGAATGAAGAAGCACGAAAAGCATCTGAATTAAAATATATTAAACCAGTTTCAACTCTTGAAAAGACACAACAAGATAGATTAAAAAAATTACAAGATGCATTGAAAGAAAATAAATTAGAAGGTGATAAACTTGAAATTAAATTAAAACAATATGACAGAGATTATATCGATGAATTAGAACCCGCAAAATATGAAAAAGTTCATAATGCTTTACTACAAAATAAAGATAATCGCAAAGATTTAATGGAAAAAATTAAAAAAACTCTTAATTTTAACAAAGAAATTGAAAAGAAACAAAGCACTGAAAAAGTTTTTGAAGAAATAAATAAACTTTGGGAAAAATACCCCGATTTAAAACGGGAAGGAACACTTGAAGATAATACGAGACTTCGAGATATTGAACGCGATGTGGGTAACTCGCGATTAAAAGAATATGCTTATTTATTAAAAGAAATAAAAGATAAAAAAATTCCAGCAGTTGTTAAAGTATTGTCACCTTCAGAAAGAGCCGTAGAACGATTAGAAAAAAGCCGTGTTCGCAAACTAAATAGACAAGCTATTATGAAAAATGAAGAACTCAAGAACGGCAAAAAAGAACTGATGACCGAAGCAGAAATTAATGATACATTAAGAGATATTTCGAGATTGCCAGATTTTAAAACTGTTCATGAAATTTTTGGTGAATTAACAAATTCTTATAAAAAAGGTGAAATTCGCGATATGTTGTTCGTTAAATTTAAGCGAGCCGTAGATGAGCGCGAACAACAGTTAATTAATACGATTTCAACTTTTGATTTGGATAAAGTAAATAGATTAATAGAAGAAAACGAACTTGAATATAAAAATAAACAAATCGACAGTATGACTTATAATAAAATTAGAAATCCATTATTTAAACGTAAAGGAGAAATCGAAAAAGAAAGAGATGATGAGGAAAAACTAATGAATGCACAAATAGAAAAGGATAGATTAGATAGAGAAAATTTAAGACTAGCCAGAAAAAAAGAACGTAAAAATTTTCGTGTCCTTTCTAAAAAAGATAGACAGCGATTTACAAGGGAATTTGATATAACAGATTATGAACCTGAAAAATCAGAAAAAAAATCAAACAGAGATAAACGACATCAAAAAAAAATAGAAGCAGAACCCATGCCTGAAGAACATGAAGATGATGAAGAAGAAGAGGAAATGCCCCAAGGTTTTGGTTTATATCCAAAAAAACGTCATGATGTTGTCATGTCTGAAATTTCAAAACATTATTCAAATCCCAAGTTACAAGGATTTATTTATGGATTGTCACAACATCCNAAAAATCCAAANAAAACATTNAAAGGACGNGTAAACCATGCCATNAAAGCTATTAAAAAGGGTAAATTAAAAGGCGGTAAATTACANATTAAATTTTAAATATAATTGTATTAATATATAGATGTCATTTGAAGAAATTGTAAAATGGAATATATTACAGCCATTAAGTGGTGAAAATATAAAAGAGTTAATAGGAAAACCTCCGACACCCTTTTCATCTTTAAAAAATTATAAAACATTAAATCAAGTTTTAGGAAAAGAAGGTTATACAGTTATTTTTTATGAAAACTCACAATATAGTGGTCATTATGTGGCTTTATTTAATGATAGTAACGGGCAATTAAATTATATGGATCCATACGGATTTGAACCTTTAATAGTAAAATCGAAAGTACATTATGACGAAAATTTACCAAATTATTTAACAGATTTAATAAAAGCAAGTGGTAGAAATATAATTATTTCAAAAACAGATTATCAAGCTAAAATCGCGGGTGTGGCAGATTGTGGCAGACATTCTTGTTGTAGGATTAAATTATTACATTTATCAAATAAACAATATGAAACATTATTATTATCATCTAAAATACCTATATTAAAACCTGATTTTATTGTGACAGCGATGACTTTATTAGGTTTACAAGGTGATATTTTAAAATTTTATAATAAATAAATAAATTAATAATTATATATAGTTATTAATATATATAGAATATGTCTAAAACAAGAGCAGAATATCAAAAAGAATATAGAGAAAATAAAAAATTATCTAATCCCGATTATTTATTATTAGAAAATGAAAAAAAGAAATTATATAGACATAAAAAAAGAGAACATAAAATAATTTATAAAAACTCATTAATAGATTTATTTGATAATATGAAAACCCCTAAAGGAAATAAATATTCAAATATAACTATTACAAATTATGTTTCTAAAATAAATAAGATATTAAAATTACTTGGTAAAACTGATTTTAATATTGATTATTTTTTAGATGTTGATAAAGTAATTGGTGAATTAAAAAAAGTAAAATATAAAAATTTAAAAGATTACATAACGCCTATTGTATTATTGTTAAAAGCTAATAATGCATCAACTAATACTATTTCTCAATATCATGAATATATGAATACGGAAAAACAAAAAGAAGATGAAGAACGAGGAAATAATAAACTCGACAAAGATGATAAAGATAATTTCTTATCGATGCCAGTAATTAAAAAATTAATTAATTCATACGATGTTATTAATGGTGATGATATTAATAATGACAAGTTATTATATAAATTAATAGTTAGTTTTTATTTTGAAAATACTAATAATTTAATTCCCAGAAATGATTTAAATATTTTGAAATTAATTTCAACAAATAAAATTAAAAATATGAATGATGAATTTAATTATATAGTTATGGATAAAAAAAAACCAAAATATATTATTTTAAATAATTATAAAACAAAAACTACATACGGTTCTAAACAAAAATTTAATATATCTAATGAACTATCTGATTTATTAGAAGCATATATTACATTAAATAAAAAAGAGAATGGTGATTATTTATTTACAAATGACAAAAATGAGCCCTATTCAAAAAATGAATTTTTAAAACTAATAAATAAATCTATGCTAGCAGTTCTTAAAAAACCTATTTCGATCGATTTAGTTAGAAGTATAGTTATTACAGATTATTACAAAACACCTAAATCAATAAATGACAAAAAAGAATTTCATAAACGTTTATTACATTCTTCAAAAGTTGGAGAAGAATATATAATAATTGAATAAATAAAATATGTTTCAATAATATATGAATAATGTTTATACACGTTACGGTATGGGGTTAAAAACAACTGCACCTAAAAAAAAAAGTAATCGTAAAATAAAAGGAGGAGATTTAAATGAACATAATCAACCTTATAAAGATTATTTGGATACTCACCCTAATCCTTTTGATGAATACGCAAAAAAAAATAAAGCGTTGTCAGATGAAGCAAATTCAATTGACCCTAATTTTTTAAAAAATTCTGGAAATTTACAAGAATTAACCGAATTAAATAATCGATTGAAATCATTGACAGATAAACCATCTGGATATAATTATACCCCTTCTGAAAAAAAACAAATAAAAGATTTAGGAACTAAAATAAGAACCTTAAATTTAAAAAGAAGTAACACATCTCAAATATCACCACAATTAAAAAAAATATATGATGAAATGGTTTTAAATTTAAAAGAATGGAAAGAATTTAAAAGAGGATATGATGATTGTATAAATGCATATGTAAAAGATGGTTCGGCGTCATTATGGCAAAGATTAGACATTGACGCCATACCACAAGACACGCCATATAATAGAGGACGTTATTATGCCGCTATTACTTTGAGGGCTGGCTGGGCATATACTGATTATTCAAAAAGCAAATGGGAACAGGCGTTTGATGTTGCCAAAGATTCATTATCATTTGGTATAACTATAGCTTCTCATCTTGTTTAACGTGTCCAATCAATAAAATCTTGCGGCATTGAAAACATAATATGATATGTTAAATGTGTTCGATCCATATCTTCAAAATCTTTTATTAATAATAACTCTCTAACTAATTTTTTATTTCCTTTAATTACAGGAACACATAAACCGTCTTTATCTTTTATAGCTGTTATGTTTTTATCTTCTATTCTTACATCGATTACTTTTTTAAATTCTCTATTATAAAGTTTAATAACGTTACGTAAATGTGTAATCGGTAATGAATCTAATTTATCCTTTTTTTCTTGATATTCTAATTTTTTAGTTGACATTATTTTCTATATAATAGTCTAATAAAATAATTTTTTATATATATTTAAATATAATTTAGCAAAGACATATAAATATATATGTAAAACGGACATAAAAGCG